TGGGTTCTTGATTATCTCTCGATACTTTTTATAAGTATTAAAACTTTTTAGAAGTATACTGATTGATTTGCCGGCACGAATGCTTCACCGAGACCGCTTAACAGAACCACGTGGTAGTATAAGTTAGCACCAAAGATATTATCGACAACACCATAGCGGGTCAAGAGACCAACGCGTGGGGAGAAGTCGTTAGGACCAATAGTGCGCTGTACCATCACAGGGATGTATGGGCAGTAAATGATACCTGTGTCATAAAACTCAGGTCCTTTATAGCCCAATAGAGCGTACTCAACACGACGGTCACGTACGGTGGTGGAGAAACCATCACCTGCTACACGACCTTGTTCGAATTGAGCTTCTGTTCTTGTGTCACGGTAAACATTGAATCTTCCACCGAGGTTACCAACTTTGGCCACACCGACAGGTTGTGTTGCCACATTGCCCTGTACGGGTACCCATTGGAAATCAGGAAGCATCTCGAGGATTGCGCAAACGCGAGGTGTAGCAACAATGAAGTTTGCAGCACCACGACGGTTACGAACCGCAATGCGGTTTGCCTCGATGATCAGTCTTTGATAGAAGTCGCGATTTCTCTCGACTAACCATCTGCCATCAGCTGAAGCTGGTGACCAGACTGAATATCCTTGACCAGCGCCTGCTTGGAGGGCAACTTGAATCATGCGGACGATCATTTCACGGTCGATTTCAGCTTGGAGCTCATAGCTCATTGCGTTTGTCAACTCTGTGTCAATGTCAATACCGTTCATGTTTTTCAAGTCTTGCTCAAGCTCGACTGACCAGCGGGCTGCTAGTCTTCTTGTTCCGGCTTCTACGGCTGTCTTCTCAAAGGAAACCTCAATTTGAGGAATCTTGGAAGTTAGTTCGAAGTCTTTAAGAAGTCTTGCAACACCTTGATCTTGGCCGATCATTGGGAAGAGTTGTGCAGCTACACCTGATCCGCCTGTTAGGGCTGATGAGGATGTACCTGTGAAGCGGGTATCAAGATATTGATACCCTAGCTCTTTTGCGTTTGATTCGGCAGCTGCGTTGCTGGCTGGGGTTTGGGAACCTGCTGTAAAAGCAGGTGAACCGTCGCCATCGTTAACAGTGTTACCCAGAGCATCGCCTAGGTATTTGTAACGGAGAGCGAAGGCCAGACCAACTGGTCCACCCATTGGCTGTACGCCAACGATTTCGTTAGTAATTAGTTCGGGGAAGGTACGGCGAATCATCGGTATGAGAATTTTTGGTAGACGAGCATCGCCCTGCGCATATTGATCTCCGCCATTTGCATAGCTTTGACCACCTAAGTTGGTGCCATTACTGAAGCTAGAAAAACCTGCACCGGCAAAGACACCACCTGGAGAAGCGGCAACGTTGGCCTCGTTAACACACCATTGCTCTTGGTTTTCAAGAAGCATTGCTGTGCTTAAACGGGTGTGGTCGTCGCTAATTGGTCTGACTGTGTCGGATGAGTAATCTAGAACAGGTTGCCACTTCTCAAGAAGTACTGCAGCACGTGATTCATCTATATAAGCCTCTGTGGGTCTTACTTTCATAGTGTTTCGTGTTTACCTTTCCTTTTTATTTCGACCCGTAGATATAATCTACGATATAGACTCAGGAACATTTCCTCAACTTAAAACTTATTAAGTTCTTGCAAGTAAGGTGACATCATCTGTGCAGACTCTGCCTGTTGCTCAACAGCTTCTTCTTCAATAACTGGTCTATCGACCTTGGTTGTTTGGGAGCTGTCTGCGGCCTCACTTGTTAATTTTAGAAGCCTGTCCTTTTCAGTTTTTTCAAAAAGACCCAAGGCATAATCAACATTTTCAGTAATGAATTGAGCAGATTTGCCGTTCATTACTTTTTTGATATACCCCTTCTTTTTGTCTGGAAGATCAGCAAGTTTCTTTTCAAGCACCAATGTGGCATTCAATTGCTCATTGGACTCTCTAATAACTGCTAGCTCTTTAAGGGCAGCTTCAAGCCTTGTGTTGGCTTCATCAATTTGGCGTTTACCATCAACAATTGCATTTTTAATTGATTTTTGTGCAAGGGCTGCATTAACGCCTA